AAATCGCCGAACGCAAATATCCGATAACCCTTACCGCTTGGGCTGATCTCGGTGTAACTATTGACCATCGCGATCACGTCCTGCGCCCACTGCTCACCGATGCAATTGTCCAGGTCAATGGCAATCAAGCCCTTGATGCCGGTCATCACAAAGCCAAGCCCCGCCGACTTGCTCAAATCCAAAGTCTTGACTACATGATCAAACGACACCCAGCTTTTAACTTTGTTGGTCGAGAGGTTGTAGTTCAGGTTGTCCACCACTTGCGGTATCTTGTCCCACTTGCCGCGTTTTTCGTTCCACTGCGCGCGCCAAGGCGACCAACGGTCAAACTTGCGTAAAGCATTAGGAATGTTTTCGAGGTAGAGCGGTGTTTCTAATTGTTTTGCCACCATTGCTGCCTCGGCTATTTGAAGTCTAAAGATCTAAATACGGGAATGGGATGTTCCAGACTTCGACTAGATTGATATAAGGAAAGAGCGTCCCAAGCGCCCTCGTTTAGAATGAGCCGATAGGAAGATTCGGCAATCCACCCGATCTGTTCAACGCCCGAAGATGGTGAGGGGTTGTCCAGCTCTTCCGCAATGCGAAGCCTTAAGTCGTTCCAATAAGGATCTGTAAGAGGCGCGATCGCGTCAAAGACATCTTCTAATAATTGACGCGCGCTCATATTCGCCCCCCGTGATCTTCCAAGGTGGCGCGCAGCCGTGGATTGATCAGTTCAAGACGAGGCACGCCAAACTGTGATTCGATTTCTACAACGCGGCTGACCGGCACAAACCCTTGACGAACCCACAAACTGACTGATTGCTGAGTGACCCCGAGAAGCCCGGCTAATTTGACTTGGCCGCCCGCCGCGCTGACGACCGACCTGATGCCTGAGTTAGACATATCCCTTTCCTCTTTGGTAATTAAAAACGCGAACATTGTACAAGCCCCCTGTTTAGTTGTACAAGCTAAACATTTCAAAAAACAATCATTTGCTTGTATAATAGCGAGTCAAAACAATCTCGAAAGGTATGCAGTATGGATATTGCAAATGTAATCAGAGAATTAAGAGCCAAAATGCAATGGGATCAAGAAGATCTAGCCTCGCGCTTGGGAACATCGCAGCAATCGATTAGCAATTGGGAAACAGGATCCCTGCCGCGCGCATCTGCCTTAGCAAAGATCAATGCGCTTTTGAAGGAAGCTAATCTTCCTGCTGTATCGCTAACCACGGTGGCAATCAAAGCTAACGAAAGAAGCACACCTGCTAGAACAAACGCTCTTCACGGTCTTTTAGTTATCGTGCAACAGGACATCAACCAACCCGGATATGCAAGATTGATCGCGACTGCAAACAGTAAAGGGGTATCGGTATTTATTACACAAAGCCCGGAAAAAGCCGCAGATTTGCTGGAAAATTTAACCCCTTAGAAAATTTTTTAGAACTGCAAACCCGCGACCAGAAACGGCGCGGGTTTTATTTTGCCCCCTTGTACAATTTATTATTGTATTTCTTGTTGACACAAGGTATTGATTGTGTAAAATACATCAGCAACAGGGCAGCACAGCCCAATTAACCAACAACAACAACCGGAGAGAACAATGGACGCAACCATCAGCAAATTGAAAAGAATCGACGCCGATAAACAAAACAGAAGCGACGCAATCAACCGTTTCATGGCGACATCAAAGCAGGAAGTGGCCGACGCTAAGACCGAATTAAGACTTTATCAGGGCCTTGTTGCTTTCATCGCGTTGGTTGCAGTCACCGCGATCATGGGGTGGCAGTAATGGATTGGTTCACCTTTGAAAAAAGAATTTATAAAGTCTTATTCGCTCTTATCTTGGTGTCTAGCATTACCGCCTTATATCTCTTGTACCTGGTAGCGGACTTATTCACCGCGATCATGGGGTTGCCGTAATGAAGTCGGTTTATTTTGTAGTGGCGGCGGCCCTGCTTTCAGGATCAAAAGCCTTTGCAGGGGATGTTCATTGTTTATCTCGCATCATCTATGCAGAAACCGCAGGTCATTCAATCGAACACGCGGTCGCAATCGGCCAGGCAGCGATATCTAAAGCCGAAGACGAAGACACCAACCTTTGCCAACTGCGCGGCGTTAAACGGAAACAGCCGCCGCGCGAGATGTTGGAGTACTACAAGGTTTTGTCAAAGCAGCTTTTGGACAAGCCAAAAACCACAGTTAGCAAAGGCGCGGATCACTGGAACCAAGGCGAAAAGCCCCAATACCCAGGCGCGATAAAACGAAAGTTTGATAACCAAGTTTTGTACGTCCTAGCGGCGAAAGGCGAAAAGTAAAGATCTCGATGGGTGTCCTCATGCACCCGAAAAAGGCATGAGCAGTCTTGGCGTTTGGTGGCCCTGGGTGGCTGAAAAATTCCACACCAAACGAATCGGGAAACATCCGCGCTGGCGATGTAAAAGGCCAGCTACATGTTTAACACGGCCCGCCTGCTTGGGGTTCTTTGGTTACACGCAACAGGTGACAGCTTGGAAAGACAAGCACCATCACGCATGGCGATTGTAGATAGGTTAGCTACCTATGAGGTCTAGCGCTAAAACTTGGTTGATGTGGGTTCGAATCCCACCAGTCGCCAGCCGTGATGGTTAGGGAGGTAGGCTTAGTAGTAGCCATCCTTTAAAGAGTAGGTGATATGCGGGGGCGAAATTCTTGAAACGAAGCCGATGCTAATGAACCATGTACGAGCCGATAAGACGGGCATGGTGACGGGAAGCGGTATCGGGAATGGCCTGGCCGGACGGACAGAAAGGGACAATAGCCTTTTAGTGTAACAACACACCTCCATCATGACAGCTTGGAAAGACAAGCACCATCACGCATGGCGATTGGAATATCCGACGCACCGGGTACACGGTAACCGGCAGTCGCCAGCCGTGATGGTTTTGGCCGGTGTCCTCCAGCACCGGAAAAAGGCTGGAGTCAGTCTCTTGTTGTGAACCTTCGGGCCTCGCATTTACCGGAAGGTCAAGCCAGAGCCATCAGCAAATTTTTATTAACCTATTGAGGACAGATCATGCCATTAGAACAAGCGATTCAAGAAAATACAGCGGCTCTTCATAGCCTCCTTGCCTTCCTGCAATCTGGAAGCGCACCAACTCTCGCCATCCGTGATGGTGGCGAGGTCAACCAACCCCAGGCAGCGGTGGGTGAAAACACTGCCAGCGACATGGCCGAAGCCTATCCGGCAAAGCCCGAAGTCGCCGCCAAGAAAACCGCCAAAAGTAGCGCAAAAGCTGAAGATGAGCAGCCAGCTACCGAGGCGGAAGGCGTTACTTACGATCAAGCAGCAAAGGCCATTCAAGAATTGGCCAAAGCTAAAGGCCGCGATGCCGCCATTGAAGTGCTTAAAAATTTCGGCGCAGCCAAACTGCCAGAAGTCAAAGAGTCAGACTTCGCCGCAGTCGTAGCGGCTTGCGAGGCCGCATGAAAAAGTGGCGCAAAGAAGGAATCGGTAAAAAAGCAAAGAACTTAAACCCCCCTTTGCCAAAAGGCGTTGGTGTGCTTTTTACAAAATGGCCGTGGTTACTAGCCCGTGCTGGAATTATTCTGGAGAAACCGTAATGGCACACGCCAAACTTAGCCCCAGCGCAGCACACCGCTGGATCCCATGCCCTGGCAGTGTCTTTTTATCCGAAGGGATACCAGACACCTCAAGCCAATTCGCAGACGAAGGCAGCGCGGCGCATTTCCTAGCGTCCACCTGTTTGATCGAGCGCGTTGATGCCAAGGAATACCTGAACAAAACAATTGCCGTCCATAGCGAAGGCGAGATCTGGGTGAAAGGCGACGAGGCTTTGCCACGCGGCTACAACCTGTTTCACGTCAACCATGAGATGGTCGAGAACGTCCAAGTCTATCTGGATTTGGTACGCGGCGAAGCCGGTGATCTGTACGTCGAGCAAAAGTATAGCATCGGCCACATCACCAGCGAAGCTGGTGCCAAAGGCACAGCCGACGCGGTCATCATCAACGGCACCAAGTTGACGATCATCGATTTGAAATATGGCCGAGGTGTAAAGGTAGACGCACAAAGCAATTTGCAACTCGGACTCTACGCAGCCGGTGCCATTGAGCATTGGGCATTTTGCGAAGAGTTCGACGAAATCGAATTGATTATCTGCCAACCACGCATCGACCACATTGATCGCTGGATAACCGGCCAAGGCTGGATCCAAGAGATCTGCAAGCTGGCCAGCGAATCGGCAGGGAAAGCCTTAAGCCAGACCAGCGAATCCGGTTTCTACTGGCCTGGTGAAAAGCAATGCGGTTTTTGCAAAGCGAAAGGCAAATGCGCTGCGCTCACAGAGAAAGTGATGGAAACCATCACCGACGAGTTTGTCGATCTGGACGCGCCAATCGCGCCGCAAATTGAAGCGGCAACCAGCGACGCATTAACTAACGATCAAATTGGCAACTTGCTTGCATCGATGGATTTCATCGAAAGCTGGTGCAAAGGCATACGGGCGCAAGCCGAAGCCGAGCTGTTTGCCGGACGTGACGTGCCAGGTTTCAAACTGGTTGAAGGTCGCCGAGGTGCAAGAGCATGGGGCGACGCTGCCGAAGTCGAATCTGAAATGAAAAAGATGCGGATCAAACAAGACGTGATGTACGACTTGAAATTGATAAGCCCAACGTCAGCGGAGGAAGCCTTCAAAGACGGCACCATCGGCCCGCGTCAATGGCCTAAGTTGCAGTCAATGATTACCCAAGCGCAAGGCAAACCCAGTGTTGCGCCCGCATCAGACAAACGGCCCGCGTTGGTACTGCAAGCGGCCGAGGATGAGTTCGAGAACCTAGCGCAACCCGAAGCGTTCGAGGACTTGGTATGACCGCACCCGTGCCGCAAGAGTCAACCCTCTTACCGCCACTAGCAAGAAAGCTATTGCAGGACGCGGCACGGGTGAAGAACACGGCTGACGATCCTTTGGCGCGGCAACGCGCCATCGGAATCGCCACCAAAAAAGTTAAACAGATGTATCCACTATTTTTTAAATGAGGTAATCAACATGGCTCTAAGAATCAACAACGCCCGTTTGGCGTTCCCACAATTGTTCGAAGCAAAGACAGTCAACGGTGAAGGTGAACCGGCTTTTTCCGCTGCGCTTTTGATCGATCCTAAAGATCCACAGATCCCAGCAATCAAAGCCGCGATCGAAGAAGTCGCCCGTGAAAAATGGGGCGCAAAAGCCGAAGAGAACATGAAGCGCATTATTGCAAGCGATAAAACCGCATTGCACAACGGCGACTTGAAGTCTGAATGCGAAGGCTTCCAAGGGATGCTTTACATTAGCGCGCGCAATAAGACACGCCCGCTGGTCATCGATAAAGACAAAACGCCTTTGAACCAAGTAGACGGCAAACCGTACGCGGGTTGCTACGTCAACGCTTCTATCGAACTATGGGCGCAGGACAACAAATACGGCAAGCGCATCAATGCCAGCCTTCGCGGTATCCAGTTTGTTAAAGACGGAGATGCCTTCGCCGGTGGTGGTACTGCGAAAGACGACGAGTTCGACGACATCGCAGAAGGTGCAACCGCAGAAGCAGATTTGTGGTGATCTCATGGCCTTGATCGTCATCACCATTCAAGACAACGAGAGCGGCGAAGTTTCGGTCAGCGCGGTATGCGAGCCTGTGCTATGTGGGGATGAGGCAACCCCCGCCCAGCGCGTTGCTGCCAACATGATCTCATCAATCGGTGACAAGCCGAAAGACGAAAGCCGAATCCAACTACTTAGCTGAGAATTAACCATGAGCAACCAAGATCTTGAAGATGTTTTGCGCACGTATGACTTGGAACTTAAGCACGCGACAGAACGCACAACGCTGTTTCGTTTGCTGACCGCTTTGTTTTTAAGCACCACCCTGGTGTTGTCTTACTTGTTAATTGAATCCTGATAGAGAAAGTGAATGAGCATCTTGTACCTTGACCTTGAAACCTATTGCGAAACGCCGATTAAAAACGGCGCACATCGCTACGCTGAAAACGTAGAGATACTGCTGTTTGCCTACGCGATCGACGAAGGCCCGGTCAAGGTATGGGATTGCACACAAGACTTGCAGATCCCCGCAGAGTTAGACCTCGCGCTTCGTAGTTCAACCACCACGGTGTGCGCGCATAACACCGGCTTTGATAGAACGGTGTTAAAACACCGCGGCTACTTTATTGCACGCTACCCAAACCGCTGGATCGACACGATGGTGCAAGCAATGGCCCATTCCTTACCTGGCGGTTTAGGTGATCTGTGCGACATCTTGGGCGTCGATGCTGACCAGGCGAAGGATAAGGAAGGCAGACAGCTAGTGATGCTGTTCTGTAAACCGCGACCTACCAGCAGCAAGATCCACCGCGCAACGCGCGAAACCCACCCAGTCGAATGGGAAAAATTTGTTGCCTACGCGGGCCGCGACATTGAAGCCATGCGTGCGATTAAAAAGAAAATGCCAATCTGGAATTACCAAGGCGACGAGTTGGCGCTATGGCACCTCGATCAAAAGATCAACGATCGCGGCGTGATGGTGGATGTTGAGTTGGCCCGCGCTGCGATCCGTGCAGTAGACCGCGCGCAGAAAGGACACGCCAAGCGCGTGCAAGAAATGACCGGCGGCGCAGTGCAAGCCGCCACCCAACGCGACGCATTGTTAAAGCATTTGCTTGAAGCCTATGACGTTGAGTTGCCGGATATGCAGCAATCAACATTAGAGCGCAGGATCAACGACACCAGTTTACCGGTGGAGTTGCGCGAGTTGTTGGCGATCCGTGTTGCGGCGAGTTCAACTAGCACCGCTAAATACCGCACCCTAATTAACGGTGTCAGTAGCGACGACCGATTGCGCGGCACCTTGCAGTTTGACGGTGCAAGTCGGACAGGCCGTTGGGCCGGTCGGTTGTTTCAACCCCAGAATTTACCGCGCCCTGTTTTAAAGCAGGACAAAATCGATCTAGGCATCGCCGCCATGAAATCGGACAGCGAAGATTTAATCTTCGACGACGTGATGCAATTGACCAGTAGCGCGATTCGCGGTTGCCTAATTGCACCCGAAGGTAAAAAGCTAGTGGTCGCCGATTTATCCAACATCGAAGGCCGCGTGTTGGCTTGGCTTGCCGGGGAAGATTGGAAGATCAAAGCCTTTGAAGATTTTGACCAAGGCACCGGCCACGATCTGTACAAACTCGCCTATGCCAAATCGTTTGGCATCAAGCCCGAAGACGTCACCAAGGACGATCGCCAAGTCGGTAAAGTGCAAGAGCTGGCGCTTGGCTACGAAGGCGGTGTCGGCGCGTTCTTAACCTTCGCCGCTGCCTACGGCATCGACCTTGAAGCGATGGGCGATCAAGCCTGGTCAACGATACCGGACGACATCAAGGCAGAAACCGCAAGAGGTTACGGCTACGCGGTCAAACGCAACGCCACCTTTGGATTATCAAGCCGCGCGTGGCAAACGTGCGACGCTTTCAAACGCTCTTGGCGCAACGCCCACCCAAACGTGGTGGCGTTCTGGGCAGAACTGCAAGACTCGGTGATTGTTGCCCTTAGCAATAAAGGCACGTCCTACGCTTGCCGCCGTTTGGTTGTGCGATGTGACGGCGCCTGGCTTCGAATCCGTTTACCCAGCGGCCGCTGCCTGTGCTACCCCAGCGCGCAGATGCGGGACAGCAAGATCACCTACAAAGGGATCAACCAGTATTCGCGCAAGTGGTCGTCGTTGCAAACCTACGGCGGCAAGCTGGCGGAGAACGTCACACAGGCAGTTGCCCGCGACGTACTGGCGGCGAGCATGGCACCAATTGAGGTTGCCGGTTATGAAATCGTTTTGACGGTTCACGACGAGATCATCGCCGAAGCCCCTGGCCAACCCCACTACAACGCGGATCACCTATCCGCCTTGATGGTGGACAAACCCCAATGGGCTGACGGCTTGCCTTTAGCGGCGGCCGGATTTGAAGCCTACAGATACCGGAAAGACTAATGAGTATTTTTTGCAAAGAAGTTATACACGAAGGCCACCAGTTCGTTGCGATGAAAGTAACGGACGAACAAGAAGGCCACCCGATGGTAATGGTGTGGTTCGATCCACAGGACGAACGGCTGGACATCAGCGCACAGCGTTTTAAGTTTGAGAACGTGGACGACCGCAACAAAGCCTTCGATATGCTCACTGACGATTTGATAATCGACATGGGAACACGCGCACTAGCAGACGTGAAAGAACTATTGGATAGCCAAGATGACCAGACTAATCAGGCTGAGAGATTACGGTAAGGAGTTGCAACGCGCAAAGCGATCGAGTGGCGGCCTTCCAGCCACTCCCAATTGCGAGATCTGCGGTAAACACCGAGGCGATAAGAAAGTCAGCCACAAACGATGCCATCGAATTAAACAAGCGCGAGGTTTTAAATGAGCAAAGATTTAGAAGGCTATGCAAGTTTTAAAGATTGGCTTCTGGCGCAAATCGATTTGGCGTTGCTTGTTGCTTTACCGGAAAACGCCGCGCCCTTTGGGTACGTTCACTTTGAGCTGCCAATTGTTGGCACAAAATACAAAGTGCTTAATACCCAGCAGCATCTTGAATGGTTTAAAAAGAAAGTGAGCAGGTGTGGCAAAGGCTTAGGCCCGGTAGCAACTAAAAGAGCGATAGCAAGGTTGGGAAAATGAGAGAGATTGAAGTTGAAGATTACTTAATCGAGCAAGCCAAGGCCATCGGTGGCGAGGTTCGCAAGTTGCGCTGGATTGGTCGCAACGGTGCGCCGGATCGCGTCATCATGTTTGAAGGCAAGACGATATGGGTTGAGTTGAAACGCCCAGGCACAAAGCGCGCCAACCCGCACCAGATCCGCGAGCATGAACGTATGCGACGCGCTGGGCAAACCGTGGTGGTGATTGATTCTTTCGAAGGTGTAGACAAACTGATCGTTGAAGTATCAGTTGGAGGTTTGTTATGAGTCGTTTCATTATCAGCCTATTACTTTCACCCTTGATTATTCTGATTGCGCTCGGTGGCGTTTGCTGGATCCTTGTCGGTCGAATCATGGAACTAATGTTGGAAGCGGAAGGCGACGATGCGTAGGATATTTACCCCCCGCGAATACCAAGCCACAATCATCGAGCATATTGTGGACAACCCGCGTTGTTCGGTGTGGGCGGGCATGGGTATGGGTAAAACAGTATCAACACTGACCGCGTTGGACATCTTGGAGATCGTCGAGCCAGGCCCCGCGTTGGTACTCGCCCCGCTTCGCGTCGCCGCAACCACCTGGCCTGACGAAGCTGCCAAGTGGGATCACTTAAGCAACGTCAAGATCTCGGCCGTGGTGGGCGATGCCGCCGCGCGGCGTAAAGCATTACAAACTGACGCGACGATCTTTACAATCAATTACGAAAACATCCCGTGGTTAGTAGAACACTTCGGCGCGGACTGGCCTTTTAAAAAGATCGTAGCGGATGAGTCAACCCGGCTCAAAGGTTTCCGGCTCAAGCAAGGTGGAAAGCGCGCGCGGGAATTGGCGCGCGTTGCACACTGCAAAGCCAACCGGTTTATCAACTTGACAGGCACCCCAAGCCCAAACGGATTGCAGGATTTATGGGGTCAGACCTGGTTCTTAGATAAAGGCGCGCGCTTGGGTAGCAGCTTTACCGCTTTCACTAATCGATGGTTTCAATCGATCCAGGTGGGCAGCGACCGCAACGCAACGCAAGTCACACCTTTACCGTTTGCCCAAACGCAAATCGAGGACAAGGTGCGCGACCTTTGTATCGCGCTAAACGCCAAGGATTACTTTGACATCGCCGAGCCGATCGTCAACGTGATTCGGGTGCAACTTCCACCTAAAGCGCGCCAGCTTTATAAAGACATGGAAAAAGAAATGTTCTTAGAGTTGGAATGCGGCGCGCAGATCGAAGCGTTCAACGCGGCGATTCT